GGTGGTGGTGGCGCCATCGCGGGCGTGCACCTCGAACGACAGCTGGGGGATGCGGTCGCCAAACCCGTCCAGCGGAAAGTCCTCGAACACCACATAGGCCAGCCCCTTGTGGGCAGGGGCATTGCCCAACCCCTCGATGGCCTCGATCAGGGGATCGGGTTCCTGATCCTCTGTACCCGGATGAAGACGCCAGGCGAGGCTGGTGAGGTCCAGCGGATCCCCATTGGCCCACACCTGACCCAGCCCGCTGACCGGCCCGCTGCACAGACCCACGGCGAACGAGATCGAATAGTGCTGTTCGACCACCTTCTGCCCGGTCTTGCCGCCCACGCGGCGCGCGCTGCTGGTTTCCTTGAATTTCGAGGCCCAGATCACCTGCCCGGTCAGCCTGCCACGGCCCAGCACCAGCGGGATCGGCGCCCCCTCCTGCGAAGCCTGCACCGTGAGGCTGGAGAGCCGGGAGGGCTGCACCGGGGCCGGGCTGAGCGCGCTGGTGGCCAGGGCATCGAGCCGGGCACCCGCCAATGCCCCCAGAAATCCACCCACTGGCCCCAGAACCGAGGCCCCGATCTGCGACAGGATCATCGCTGCCATAGTACGTTACTCCGTAGACGGAAGATAAGGCGCTTGGGGCCAGGTGAAGACCGCCACTGTGCGCTCCTGAAACCATCGGCCATAGCTGTTTTCCACCACGCCCTGGCTCCAGTGGGCGTGGATCAGCGTGCCGCTAGCGGTCACCAGGGCAGCATGCTGGGGCGGTCCGCCCCGCTCCCGCGCCAGCAGGATGACATCCCCGGGCCTTGGGCGGGCGCCCGCCCGTCGGCGGCGCAGGACAGACCCGAGCCCAGCCTCGAGAGACTGGGTTCCGCGTTCGGGGATCGGCACACCTGCGGCACGCCCAAGCGCTTCCATCAGTCCGATGCAGTCGCACCCCGCGCCCTTCACCGAGGCGCCATCCATGAAGGGCGTGCCCAGCCAGCTGCGGGCTTCCTGTTCCAGCGGGCTCATCGGCGGCCTCCGTCATTGCCGCTGGCCGAGGGTCCGGCGAACACGGCGTCATCGCCCGGCATCAGCGGGCAGCCGCGAAACCGGGCGCCATTGGCGAAGCGGTCGCGGCAGGTGCGGAAACTGTGATCGCAGCCAACGCTGACGCGCAGGCTGTCGGCGATCGACGGAAGCAGCGGCAGCGATGCGCCCAGGGTGAGGCGCACCCCGGCCGCCACCGCATCGGCCGCCACCAGCGGCCATTGGGTTCCGGCCAGCAGGCCGGACGCAAACCGGACAGTCCCGCCTGCCAGCTGCCCGGGCGCAAGCGCCGTCGCTGAAATCACGATGGCCCGGTCCGTCTCCACGGCCACAAGGCTGGCCTCGCTGCTGTGCTGCGGCAGCGCGAGGTTCACGCCGCAGAGGCTATCGCCCAGAACCGCATCGCAGCTGCGGGCGAACACCCGGCCAACGGGCTTGTCCAGACCCGCCTCGAGGCCTTCCAGCTCCAGCTCGAACGCGGCGCCGCGCTGCGTGATCCGGCCGATCCGCCCGCCCCACAGCTGCATCCAGATACCGGGATTGCCCCAGTCAGCCACCAGCAGCCACACCAGCGCATGATCCCACCGGCCCAGGATCAGATCGTCGGACGAGACTGCATCGATCCCAAGCCCCAGGGCGCCCTCCAGGCTGGTGCGGCCCGGGCTGCCGCCGCCCTGATCCAGCTCGCCTGGCGTGAGCGCAGCAGAAGGCTCGTAGGTGCGCCCGTCAATCACCAGGGGCCGGTCATGCTCGGTGGCGCACACCTCCACACCGTCTGCCCGGCGCAGACGCCAGCAGCGGGCCAGGCGCCCCGCCCCGCCCTCCAGCGCGACAGCCATGGCCGCAGGCACCGCCCTCACAGCACCACCTCCACCAGCGGTACCGATACCAGCCGCCCGGCCTCGAACGCATCCAGCGCCAGGTCCAGCCGGTCGGTATCGAACCGGACCGGCACGTCGAACAGGAATCCGGCCCGCACGACCGCCCCTGCCAATGGGGCGGCAGACAGGGTCACAAGCCCGGTCAGTCCGTCTACGGAGTATTGCCCGGCAGTCAGCGGACTGCCGTCCACGCTCACCGTCACGCTCCCGGCCACCGGCAGCCGGATCGGGCGCTGGAACGAGCCCGCCGCATCGCCATAGAGCTTGATCAGCTGGAAGCTGATGCGCGACCCGTCGCCCGTGCCCAGTATCTGGTCGCTGGCGCCGGGGGTCCCGGACGGGGGGCAGGACTTGAAGTCCATCGGATCGCGGAACCGGAACGCATGCAGCCGGCCGAGGCGGGCCTCGAAAAAGGCCGTGACCAGCGCGAGGTCGTCCAGCGAGCGGACTGCACTGGCCAGGTCCCAGCGGCGGCGGCTGGCACTGAGAGCGCTGATGCGCATCTCGCGGCCATTGGCCAGCGGCACCACTTCGGTGATCCGCTCCGGCCCGCCCATGGCGCCACGGGCCAGCCGCAGGGGCAGACGGATATCGTGGAACGCGCTCACAGCAGTCCGCTCCCGCGTCGCACGGCCCGCGCCAGCGACGCCGCCACCAGCCCGGACGACCGTCGCACCTCCGACAGGGCCGCGCCCTGCGCCATGTGGATATGAACCGTCACCGGCCGGGACGCCTCGCCATCCCCCATGGAGCCCACAGGCTGCACCGATCCGCTGGCGTGGGGCGTGAACAGCTCCGGCCCCCGCTCGCCCACCAGATAGCTCCCGCGCGCCACCACCGGGCCACCGGACGCCCGCGCCCCCTGCGCCCCCATGCCGCCCCCTTGTGGCAGCAGCAAAGACCCCAGCAGCGACGCCGCAGGCGCCTGCGTCCCGCCGGAGCCAAGTCCGCCCCCAGTGCCGAACGAGGAGAAGAACCGCTCCAGCGGTGCCGTCAAAGCCTGGCGGATCGCGATACTGCTCAGCTCACGGATGATCGAGGCAGCCAGGGTCTTCACCGAGAGCTCGCCGGTGCGGGCCGCTTCGCCGAGGGCCGAGGCGATCTGACGCCCGGCGCGTCCGAAGGCGTCGGACACGCTGTCGGCTGCGGTGCGGGCGGGGCCATTGGCAAATGCCGCCAGCTGATCGGCTGCGGTGGCCAGATGGGGTTCCAGCGGATCATCCATGGGGGGCCTCCTGATCCGGACTGACAGGCCGGTCGGGGTAGAGAGAGGCGAGGGCCGCAAGGCCCTCGCGCGTCAGGGCGGGGCCAGCGGGGGCCACCAGCGCCCGCCATTCGCGCACGGCCAGCTGCCACAGCACCGGCGGCGCGATGCCCAGCGTGAGGCCCAGGCGGATCAGGGCGGGCCAGTCCACGCTCATGCGAACGCCTCCTGGAAGGCGGCGGCCACGGCAGCAGCTGCCTCCACCGGACTGAGGCGGGCCGCCGCCACGGCTGCCGGTGTCAGCTCTTCGTCCACCGCCAGCGCCGCCACCACAGTGATGAGGTCAGACGAGGACAGGGCCCTCAGCCGCGCCTCCAGCGCGCCTGGCGCGCGGCAATCGAGGGCTGCTTCGAGCCGTGCGAGCGCGCCGAGGGTCAGGCACAGGCGGCGCGGTGTGCCATCGACACGCAGAACCACTTCGCCCCGCGCCGGATTGGGAAGGCCCGCCATGGCGCTAAATCGCCGCAAAGCTGATGGCGCCCGCGCTGGACAGCGTCAGCGAGAAGGTCGCCTCGCCATCATGGGCCCCGCCATATTCGAGGTTCGACACCAGGAACGGTCCCTCCAGCGTGCCGAAATCCGGGATGATCAGCCGCCAGACGCGGGTGTCCTGGGCAAAGAAGCTGGCGCGGACCAGCGCGTCGGACTGCGCGTCCTTGAACACGCCCGATCCCGATACCGTCACGTCCTTCACCCCCGCCGACGGCAGAAGCTCGCGCCAGTTGCCGGCGCTGTCAGAGGCGGTGGCATCCACGCTGCGCGCCGCCAACGCGATGGTCCGGGCGCGCAGGCCCGCCACCGTCACGAAAGCCGGTGTGGGTGCACCGTCGGAAATCTTGAGAAGAACGTCGCGTCCTGCCTGTCCGGCCATGGGAAAATCCTCCGTATCAGGAGCAATGAGAGGGAGAGGCAGCGTCAGGCCGCCTCGGCGATGACCTTCAGGCGCACGATCCCGTACCAGCCGCGCTGGTCTGAGGGCCTCAGCACGTCGGAATAGACCGGCAGAACCAGGATGATCCTGACCTGCTCGGACACCGGTTGCAGCCCGTTCGCCGCCGCCACCAGGGCTGCAACGGCTGCCCGTGCCTGCTCCACGCCCGCCTCGCGGGTGAGGATCTCGAGGGTCACGGTGTGCTCTTCGGTGTGGCTGAGCGATGCGCCCAGGGGCCGGGTTTCCCAGCGGCGCCAGACGGCAGCGGGAAGTGCCCCCTTGGGCGGCGCCTCCGACAGGCGCACCGGGTGCCCCAGCGCTGCCCGCACGCCCGCATCGGCCCCAAACGCATCGGTCAGAGCCAGCCGGGTTGCCTGCGCCGTCATAGCCGCACCTCGCGGCTCGGAGCAGACGCGGCGGGCGCGACGGCTTCGCCATCGCGGCGCGCCAGGATGGCCGCCACCTCCTGCAGCACCGCCACCTTGTCGGCCAGCGGAACCGCCGACGGGTCCCCGGCGCCGGCCACATAATCCACCACCAGGGCGTCTGCGGGACGGGTCAGCCACAGCTGACCCAGGCTGCTGATAAACCCCT